CAAGCCTTTAGAAGATCGAATGTCTTATCCCTTATAGATGAATCTTCTATTTCTATTTTGTCTACTAGAGCAAATATTAGAATGCAGCAGAGGTTTACTCCCACAGCACCTACTTTGATTTCTGTTATTAACAGTTTACTTTTAGATGTTGATGCCACTTCTACTGATGATATTAATAATATTGTTGATTTAGTTGTGAGTCAAAGATATAATGATGCTGCAAACTTCATGGTGTTAAATAGTTTAAGTGGTGAGAATACCACGACTATTAAGTCAAAACTTTCAGCAACAAAAGTTTCTAACAATCAACAATTGCAGTATCCCGTACCCATTGCCGCACCTGATGATAATGAGTATATTATTACTAGCAACGAGTTTACTTTCCAAGCTCAAACCTGTACACTTAGAAACAAACTAAGTTCTAATATCATTCAAGTTATTGCTATTGCAGGTAATGCCGTGATAATAGATAATGTTGGCAGCTTCAATTCTGCAACAGGGGTAGTTACTATTAACTACTTTAACCCGACAAGTATATCTGCAGGACTAACATTTATCAAACTAGCTGCTGTACCAGCTAATCAAAGTGCATTAGCACCTACAAGAAATGAGATTTTAAACTTTGATACTGATAGATCAACCACAACTGCTGTAACTGTAAGTGCCACAAACTAATGTCAAAGCAAGATAAAACATTACTAGACAATAATCGTACAGATTTAAATCTCTTTAAGAATGAGATTGATAATGTATTACCAGAATATTTCAAAGAAGATTTTCCAAATATTAAATCTTTATTTGAAGCATATTATGAGTTTATGGATTCTGCAGACAACCCATCTGGTCAAATAAAGAGATTATATTCTTCTAGAGATGCTACACAAGTTCCTGATAAGCTATTGCAATATCTTGAAGATGAACTTCTTCTAGGTCAAGCGTACTTTGGGGGGTTCTTAAATAAAAGAGAAGCTATTAAGTTTTCTAACACTCTCTACAGATCTAAAGGTACTAAGTATAGTATTGAGCAGTTCTTTAGAGGATTCTTTGGTGAAGATCCACAGATACTATACCCTAAAGAAAGTATATTCAAAGTCGGGCCAGCAATCGACTATGAACAAGATAGCATTAATACTGGTGGACAGCAAATAAAAGAGTTTGCCTCTGTTATTGGTCCTGAGTCACGTAAGTTTATTACTGATGATAAACTATATCAAGTTATGTCAGTTTTGATTAGGATTGGTCTTCCTCTTAAAGATTGGGTTGACACATATAAACTATTTGTTCATCCTGCAGGAGTATACCTTGGTTCAGAACTTTTATTAGAACTTGTTAATGATATAGGTCTTTCTAGAGATCAGGATGAGATTGGCGATCCAATCACTGAACAGGTTGTTTCTGAAGAAATCGCTGCAATGAGTATGCAAGCGGAAACTTCTATGACACTTCTTTTAGCAGACAGTGCCACAGGCATTAGACGTTTCGCAACAGGAACTGAGTTCAGAGACCTTGGTGAAATTCAAATCCAAGACTTGGATGCTGATAGAGATGCTTATAACATCTTAGGTCTTTCAGGCACATTTATGGATGACTCTGCAAATGGTTTGGTTCTCACTATGGACCAAGATTCAGATGGTGTCATTACAGTAGAATCTACTATGGATGGTAATAAGTTCTCGACATTATTCGACTTAGATAATGCTGCAGATTCGGCTAATTATGTATTCTAACATGTATAAATAATATAAATCAAGCTAGAGAGTAAGTTATGGCAAAACAAACAATCAACACAGGTCTTTCTGCGAATGACAGAACAGGAGATACATTACGTACTACTGGTATAAAGATCAATGCCAACTTCACAGAACTATATGATGTTTTAGGTGGATCTAATATCGGTTCAGGTACATCACAACTTACAGACAGTGGATTAGATATTTTAGGCACATCAGCACGTACTAAATTGGGCGCTGTTGGTGGTAATGTTGAAGTTAACATTGACTTACCAGATTCGTCAGGAACAGTTCTAGTTAACACTGCTGTTCAGACTATGAGCAATAAAACTCTGGACAGTGCTCAACTAAACAATCCATCACTACTTAACATTAGTATGTTTGATGATAACTCAAGTCACAAATACTCTATTGTTGCGGGTTCTTTAACTGCAAACCATAATCTTAATGTACCTAGTTTAACAGACAGTGACACTCTTGTATTAAATAATAACTCCGCAACTATCACAAATAAAAATATAATTTCTCCTGTCATAGAGAGACCTAGAATTCATGAATACTTAGCTGACTCTCTTGGAAATGCGGTATTATCTTTTACGGATACATTTAGCCCTAGTAGAAATAATGTTAAAATATCTGATAAGGGTGCAGGTACAGCACCAGTTATTGAGGCCATAGGAACAGACGGAAATATAAATTTGGATTTGGTTTCAAAAGGAACTGGATCTGTAAATATAAGTAAAGCCGCAGTGAGTTATGCAACTGCTGCTAATAGTCAAGCTGCACCTGTTAGTGCAGGATTCATATCCTTGACAGGATCTTCTTCGGGTACAGTGACACTAGCAAATGGTACGGTTAACGGTGAAATAAAAATATTTGCAAGACGTGGTGGTGGATCTGGAACAGTGACACTAGCACCTGCTACCTTTGCACAAGGAACTAGTATAGAATTTGATCCACTAGATACAGCACAACTTATTTGGGATGGTTCCAATGGTTGGAATATTATCGGTGGTTATGGATACGCAGTCGTATAGGAAATAGACAATGCCAGCAATTATTACAGATAAATTAAAAAGACAGTTTGCACAGCAAATCTTTGATGAGAACCAAGGCACAAACCTTGGCGATTCTGACAACTATTTCTACATTGGTGTAGGGCACTCTCAGATTTGGCAAACAGGTGACAACACAGATGTTACCGTGAACCCAAATAATACCGACAGAGACCGCCGGTTGTTTAGGTACAATCTTCAATCAGTAAAAGCTGTTGAGGCATTTTCTTTTGTTGTTCCATTAACTGATTGGACCACTAACACAGTTTATCCTGCTTTTAACGATAATATTGAAGACGTACAAACTCCTTCATTCTATGTAAGGACTGCTGATAATAACGTATATGTGTGTATTCGTCAAGGTAAAAATAGTTTTGGATCTGCTGTTGTATCACAGTTTGTTCCTGATCATACGAACACGACTTTGCCAGTAGAAACCGATGGGTATATTTGGAAGTATTTGTATACTATTACGACTGCAGATGCAAACAGATTTTTAACTGGAAACTTTATGCCAGTTAAGTTTGTAGACTCAGCAGAACCAACTGCTCCTGAAGCTCCGCAACTTGCTGTGCAGAATGCTGCAATCGATGGTCAGATTATTGGATATAGAGTAGAACCAAACACGGGTGTATACTCTGCTGCACCTACTCTTACAGTTGTCGGTGATGGTATTGGTGCTAAAGCACATGGAGTACTTGATGCTACAGGTAAACTAGCAGCAGTTCAAGTTGGGGATAGTGATACTGTGGGTACAGGCGCAGGACCGGGAGCGTTTGTTCCCATTGGAACTGTCTTGGGATCAAATTACAATAAAGCTTCTGTTAGAGTAGATCAGACTAACTTAACATCAGGTATCAATGCAGAAGTATACCCTATTTTTTCACCCGCAGGTGGACTAGGAGCAGATGCAAGAACGGATTTAAAGTCCACTAACATGATGTTCAACATCAAACCTGAAGGTAATGTTAATAATAAGTGGGTTGTAGATAACGAATATCGTCAAGTTGGTCTTCTAAAAAATATTTTAGACTCTGCAGCAGGAACTAAGTTTCAGCTTACTGAAGGTCTTGCTCTTAAGCAACTTGTGTTGACTGTACCTATTACAGGTGGACTATCGTGGGCAGACGATGTTACAATAAGTGGTGACAGTAATGCTCAAGCATGGATTGATTTCTTTGACGACTCGTCAACCATATGGTATCATCAGGATGAAGAAACTGGTTTCACGCCATTTAGAACTGGTGAGACAGTAACAATCTCAGGTAAATCAGGATCGTTTACTATTGGCGACAGAGTTGCATCAGAGATAGACGTGTTCTCTGGAGATTTGTTGTTCCTAAATAATCAGGCAAAGATTGCAAGAGACGCTGACCAAACTGAAGATATTAAAATCGTTATTAAACTTTAAGGGTAAACCATGGCTACTAATCTCACTAGTACAACATTTTTAAGCGAATACAATGATGATTACAGAGATAGTGATCATTATCATCGTGTTCTGTTTAATAACGGAAGAGCACTACAGGCACGTGAACTAACACAGTCTCAGTCTATTATCCAACAAGAACTGAGTAGACTTTCTAAGTTTATTGTTAATGAAGGTGCTATTTTCAACAATAGTGGTAACTTAGCCTCAGGCGTTAATGCATTCTCATATACTTATCTTAAGGTTAACTCCTTACCTGTTGGCTATGCTCAACTAAAAGGCACTGAGATAAATGACGGAGATTTATTTGCATTAGTAAAGGAAATTCTTCCTGCTGAAGGTGGTGATCCTGATACCATATTTGTAAAAATGACAAAAGGTCAGTCTGGTGGAGCGGCTACAGCAACTAACACTACTACATCTAAACCTTTTGCAGCAGGTGCAACTCTTACTACAAATTTAGGTAATATTACTATTCAGTCTGTCAACGATGCTGTTGGGAAAGCATCTATTGCTGAAGTTCCTCAGTTTGACACGTTTGCCGCCAATCACCTAGTTATGGTTGAGGCTCAGACATTAGTTCTCTCAAAATATTCCCCCGAATTCACGGGAGTTATAGGATTTAAAGTAACTGAGGACATCGTTACTACTGCAGATAATATCGCTCTTTTTGATAACTCAGGAACTACGCCTAACCTAACATCACCCGGCGCAGATCGTCTTAGAATTGTTTTAACTTTAACAACAAAAGACACTATTTCTGCTAGTGATACATTTTATGAAGTCTATAGAGTTCGTGGTGGTCAAGTTTCTCTTATAAAAACACCCGATAAAATTCTATCTAAGATAGGAACCCTTATTGACGCAAGAACCTTTTCTCAAACAGGTAACTTTATTGAACAAAGTTCTTCAGGTGAGTTTGACTTAACTATAGAAAAAGATAGTGACGATGACTTCTTAAGTTTTAAAGTATCAGGCGGTACTGCATTTGTTAACGGATCACGTGTTGAAAGAGATTTCAATTTACCCATTCGTGTAGAAAAACCTAGAAATCTTACTTCAGATCTTAAAGTAAAAACTACCGAAAAGGTTGGCGCAAATATTGGTAACTATGTTGTTGCAGATAGTGCTTATGGGTTGGTCGGATATATTGAAGATGTCACTGAAGTAAACCTTTACACTGCTGTGGATAGAGGTGGTAGTAATATTGGTACTGCACGTGTAAGAGGCTTGTACACAGCACAGGCTGATTATCGCATTCATCTATTTGATATACAGTTGTCAAATCCTTCTGCCAATGGTATTGGTGATGTTAGAAGTATTGGTGTTGATGCTGCTAACTATGCTAACTTAAAAGCTATTCAGAATAGATACGATATTTATAATAAAGAAGAAAATAGTCTTTTATTTAGACTTCCTAGTACTAGAGTTCAAGAAGTATCATCTGTGACAGCAGTTATTGGTACTGTATATACAACAAACAAAACAGCGTCAACTGTGGTAATCAACGCAGGTACTGATACTTTCACAGAAACTGATGATTGGATTTATCAGGTAGACGGTGATGGAGAGTTGACTACTCCAACTGTGGTATTAAGTGGAGGTAATACACAAGCAACGATCTCTGGACCTGATAATGGTACAGGGCATGTGATTGCATATCAGAATAAAACTCTTGTTCGTAAGAATAAATCTCTGAAGCCTAGTACGGCTGCAAATGATTGGGAATCTGAAACTATTGCCTTAAGTAGTGGCGTGTTTACTCTTGCCAAAGCTGACATTTTTAGATTTTATAAAATAACTGATGCTACAACAAATGAGGATATTACTTATAAGTTTGTTCTAGATAACGGTCAGAGAGATAACTTTTATGGCCCAGGAAAAGGAACTTTAAAATCAGGAGTTGCTGCACCTGCAGGTAATGTGACAGTGCAATACAAATACTTTGAGCATAGTACACCTTCAGGAACAGGATATTTTGCGGGTGCTGCATCCTATGGTGATGTTACCTTTAGCGAAATTCCAAAATATACTACGACATTGAATGAAACTATTCACTTAGCAGACGTGATTGATATGAGACCTTTGCAAAATCCTGCAAATGAAACTTTCTCTGGTGGTATCGCACGTATTGAGGATCTTCCTAAAAACCAATCAACACTTTCAGTAGGAACTGCGAAATACTGGTTACCTAGAAAAGATGTGTTAACACTAACTTCTGCAGGAACGTTAAGCTATCATCAGGGTACTTCTGCGTATGAAATGGAAATGCCTACAGGAATAGCTAGAAAAGACATGCCTCTTTACGATATTTCATTGAACCCATTTACATTTAATGAGGAAGATTTGAATGTGATACGACATGATAATCGTGGATTTAAGATGGAAGATTTGCGTAATCTAGAGAACAGGATTTCTAATGTCGAAAGAATATCAACGCTCACTTT